GAGTCGCACAAAGTTGAATATGCAGAAAAATATTTAGGGGATATGACACTATCTGTATATAATGCGGCAGGGGATATAAAACAGGCATACAATTTTGTAGATGCGTTTCCACTCGCATTGGGCGATGTTGCGTTTGCATATTCAAACGAAGAACCTGCCACCTGCCAAATCACAATATCTTATCTAAAATATATTTCCAGCATGACGCACGAAAATGCGGCACGTAGTGGGTCAGATGTCGCAGATCTAGTAAAATCGACAGTATCTTCACCAGATACTCCAAACTCATTGACTGCTGGATATCAGGCTGCAAGGAAGGCATCTGACAGGACAGTTAAAAAATTAGAAAATGCAAAAAGTACTCTGGAAAATGGCAAAAGAAGTTTAGAAGAGACGGTCAATCAAAGAGTAAGTTCTGCACTAAATATTGAGAGCAAAGCAAAAGAAAAAGTCCGATCGTTTGGAAGTCGTTTCGGCCTTTAATTAACTTATGAGGAAAAATTATGTTACCACGGATTGATACGCCAACGTATGAAATTACATTACCATCTACAGGTATAAAAACAAGGTTCCGGCCATTTTTAGTAAAAGAAGAAAAAATACTATTAATGGCTCAGCAAGGAGAAGATATAGAAGAAAAAATACACGCAATAAAACAAATAATTCGAAACTGCCTAATCGAAGATATTGATATTGACAAGTTGGCGACATTTGATATCGAATATTTGTTCGTTAATTTGAGATCGAAATCTGTAGGAAATATAATAAACCTAACATATAAGAGAACAGAGTGTCCAGACAAAGATGATGGAGCAGGGGATTGTGACATACCTTTTACGATGGATTTGGAAAATGTTTCGGTTCAAGAAACCGATGAAAACCACAGCACTACTATAGAATTGACCGACAGAATTAATTTAGTAATGAAATATCCAGATTTTCATATACTTAACAGCATTTTGCAGTCAGAAAATTATGATGACATTGTGGAAGTCATTGCAGAGTGTATTGAGTACATAACGGAAGATGACGAGGTATTAAACGCCACTGACTACACAACACAAGAACTTGTGGATTTTATCGAAAATCTGACACAAAATCAATTTGCGTCTATCAATGATTTTTTTGAAACTATGCCCGAAACAAGTTGTGCGGTAAATATAAGATGTAGAAAATGCGACTTTAAAAAAGAAATGAAAGTGAGCGGTGTGGCTGATTTTTTTTCCTAACCTTAAATCATGAATCCCTAATAAGTTTGTATAGGAATAATTTTGCACTAATGCAACACCATAAATATAGTCTGAGTGAGTTGGAAGGTATGATTCCGTGGGAACGCGAAGTCTATTTAAATTTATTGATAACTTATATAAAAGAAGAAGAACAGAGAAAAGCACAAAATCAATAAAGGACCACGAAATGGCACCGAAAAAATTTGAAGAAAATAGTAAGTATGCACATCTCGACAAGGACGGCGATGGAACAGTAAGTGATGAGGAAATGGCGATGGAAAGACAAATGATAGAATTAGAAGATCTGCGTAGTGATATGGAAAATGAAGATAAAAAACAAGACGCTCAAAGAGCGATGGCTTGGTTTGCTTTATTTGGAATGTTACTATATCCGTTCGCAGTCGTAATTGCAGTACTTATTGGTTTAGACAAGGCCGCCAGTATTCTGGGGGATATGGCACCAACATATTTCGTATCAGTCGCAGCAATCGTTGCTGCGTTCTACGCAAAAGAAGTAATGGGTAAAAAATAAATGGCAGATCTCGCATCAGTAACCGCAACACTGCAAAGAGAAAATGAGGCGGCGCTTGCTGCGTCCTTGGAAAACGCTAGCTCGGCGTTGCAGTCGTCTGGTGCGAGAGCCGCCTTCGACGAATTGACAACTATTTTAGATAGTCAAGAAGAGAGGACTGTTGAAGAATACAAAAAAACCCAACAACGTGTTGCTTCTCTACAAAGGTCTATCAGAAATCTCGAAGGATTGTCGAGGGCGGAAAGTGCAGCACTAAACCAAACTATGAAAGATGCACAGAATAGTATCAATCAAAATTCAAACTTTAAATCGACCGCGGGCGATGTCGTAAAAGGTGCTGCCAAAGGTGCTACTGGTGCATTGGGGAATTTAATTTCGGGTGCGCTATCCCAAAGTCCGATTCTTGCATTTGGTGCGAGTTTTATCGGTGAAAGAATTTCACAGTTTAAAGAACGCAAGGCAGCACAAAAGGCGGAAGAGGACCAAAGAGTAGAAAGACTTGCTGTTCAAGAACAGACCGAACAAAAAGAAATGCAGGTTCTTAGAGAAAGTATATCAAACGAAGATGCAATTCGGGTGTCAAATAAAACTCAAGAAGAAATTCAACGTGACGCCGCGTTGTCGGGGGTGTCCGAACAGGAAATAATAGATCAAGAAAAAGATATTATTATTAGGAAGGCCCAGGCATCGAAAGAGGCAGAAGATGCGGAAATAGCGGCCCGTAAAAATTTAGAAAAGATAGCGGAAAGATATGGAATATCTATATCCGATGAAGAAAATTCACAACCCGCTCCTGCACCAAATGACAACATACCCACACCCACACCAAATGACAATATATCACCGGCCGCAGTTCAAGACATCCCGTCCGCAACAGAAGAAATTGAAAATACGGACGCACAAACTGTTAGAAGAGGGCGGGGCCCGGATCTACAACCAAGAGCACGGCGGGGAACATCCGACAATGAGAATATTTCTACACCGGCGGAGGGTATCACAACCGACACGACATCCACACAAGGCGAGTTTGGCACCGATGGAGAGGTGACACAGCTCACAGAAACCCAATTAGAATTTCAACCGTTTCTTGAAAAAATTTATGACGAATTGGTCTGGCAAAGAGAAAATGCAGACAACCCCAATTCGTTAGAAATTGAAGAGGCGAGAGAATTACGCCGTGAAAGAAAAAAGAGACTTGATATCGAATTGGCACAACTCAAGGCAATGCAAGAAGGGGCGCGTGGCGGCGCTGGTGGCAGAGGTGCTGGTGGTGGTGGAAACGAAGGAAGTTTGCTAGACACTATTGGTGATATCGGTGGGGGTATTGCAGCACTTCAAGGATTAAAAGGTGCGTTTAAACTATTTAAGAAAGGGGGGTTCGGGGGTCTAGTAAAAGGAATTCCTGCCCTTCTTGGATTATCGACGGCGTTAAATGTTGTATCAGATGTTACAGATGTCGTACCAGATATTTCTAATACAACGACCACTTCAGGAAATAATCAACAGGATACGGGCTCAGGTAGAACCACCAAAAAATCAAAACTCGGAAGAATGAAGAACTTTTTTTCATCTATGGCAACAAAAATCAATCCTAAAGTCCTAGCAGGAACCGCTGTTGCTGGAGTTGGAGCCGCCGTAGCGGCCAACCAATTTTTGTCCGATGATAGTGTTGACAATCCTGATAAAAATAAGAATATTTCCACGGCCCCAGACGAATTTGACGGCGTTGATAGAAAAACTTCTACAGAACAGAAAAATATGGAGGCTCCAAAAGGTACTGACACCGGAGATCTACAGGCACAAGAAACTACAAGACAAGCCGATTTAGATAAAAAACGTATTGCGGATGCAGAGACAGAAAAATTCAATCGAAAGGATAATGTTGTCGAGTTAGATTCTGCAAAGCCCAAATCTGTTCCGGTTGCCGCCAACGCAAATGTAAAACCCGACACAAACATGCCTACCAAATCCGCAACCAGTTCGCCAAAGGTAAGTGCGAAACCCAGAAGTGGGGGTGGCGGACTTCAAACCGCAAAGGACTTAGTGGGAAAGAAGGCCGCTAGTGCTGCTGCGGCCATATCAAATGTCGTGAAAATTCCAGATGCCGCATCTAGCGTTGTGGAAACAGGCAAGAATATCGCGCAAAAGAAAATGAAAGGTATTTTAGGGAAAAACTTCACTAAGATGGCAACAAAGATGGTGCCCGGCCTTGGTATACTTACGGGTCTCGGTTTTACCGCTGGAAGGCTTTGGGATGGAGATTTTCTTGGTGCCGCGGCAGAAGGTGCTGGGGTATTTTTACCTAGCGTATCAGGCGCAGCGCTTGATATTGGTTTAATGGCAAGAGATTCATATAACGACTATTATGGTACAGACGACAACCCCCGGCCGTTAGAGGACGATCTTGCAAATAATCCAGTACAGGCACAGGCCCGCCTCGATGAAATTACTGCAATGGCTAAAGATATGGTTCTGGGGGCGGAGAAACAAGTACAAGACTTCAATGCACAAGAACATAAAAGACAAGTCGCAGAACTCGAAGGAAAAATTGCGGCGGATAAAGAAATTGCAGAAAGCAAAGACTTTGCGTGGTATGAAAGTAACAAACCACGACTGGCGAAAAGACGTATGGCACAGAATGAGAAAAAATTAGAAGAACTGAAGCAAAACAATCCTGCGGCATCGGCATCGCCCGTTCCCGCACAGGCACCTATTCGTCCCGATGCAAATAGCGAAAGTGGATTAAATGCAGACGTTGCAACATCCGCCGCAGTACCAATGGCCACCGAAACAGAACAGGATAATGTAAGTTCTGCTGAAACAAATTCTACGGATTTGCCTAGTAACAATATGAAACTAACTGATGGATATACTGTCAAACCACCTTTGGGATGGGTTAACGCAGGTGGCGCAACTACTGCCGATGGAAAAGTTACATATGAGATGTTACAAAATCCCCCAGCTGGATTTAAAGATTCACTGGCCAGAACGGCAAAAAAGAGACTTGTATTGAAAGCAAAGGCGAATAGTCCCGATCTAGTTGTAGGAATGGGTGGGGGTAGTACGCAAGAACAATCTGCTCGGAGCCAAACGGCCGCGGCAATGCCTGGCGGAAGGTCTAGTTCTGAGCTGGAAAATGTTAGTGGAAACAGCGACCGACTTTCAAAAAATGAAAATGCAACCCTAATGAACCAAAACGCTCTGGACAAATCTACTGGCAATGGTTCTGGTGGAAACAACGTGGTAATCGCGCCGAAGAATAGCACAATCAACACCGTGAATAATTCTACAACACAATTATCTCAACCCAAACCAACAGTTAGAAATTCTGATCCTAGTTATGAAAAGTTTTCAAGAGGTGTGGGTAGTTTTTAATTCTTATTTTCTAATGTCCATATTGGAAGGTGCATATTGTTCTCCGTTATATGCTGGGTAAGAATTATCTTCTACCCCAGCATTACAACCGAAAATCACCACGGCAAGAAATAGGCACGACCATAGGGTTCCGCGCTTTAACCACAGCATGAATCCATCAAAACCAATTTCTGCTTGCTCTTGGGCCTGGGCCTTTACTTCGTCGCTCATCTTTTAAAATCTTCTCTAATTTCAGACAGTTCCATCATAAGTTTTTTTGCTTCTACATGATATCCTTGTCGTGCCAATTCTGAAGCCGCTCGTGCATATCCTACCGTTAGAAAAAATCGTTCAAATCGCTTCCAAATGCTTGACATAACACCGTCAAACGACACAGTGGCTTCGCCTACCATTTCCATGTAGGTTGTAAATTGTTGTTGTGACATTAGACCCAACCTCTCAAATTAGTATTATGGTCAGGATGCCGAACTGGCGATGCACCGAATTGTGTTTTACGAGCCATGTCAAACAAAACCATGTCATAACCTTCTTGCCCCAATCGTTTAATATCACAACGACTAATGCCAATGTCTTGTAGATCGTGTGCAGTCAGTTTGCTAAGTTCGTTTACGGTATCTCTACGTGCTTTTCTTGCGGCAGAGCGGTTTGACCAATTCCGATATAGGTCTACAAATAATTCAAACATGTGATTTCCTTTCGACTATGTGTGTGTATTACATTTTTATTTAGTGAGAAATGTCCAAAAAACACTCTGTTTACCTGTCAATGTCGGTATGCGTTTTTTGCATAACTCAGTGGTAGAATTGGAAAAGGACGCCCCATAGGGCGTCCTTCGTTTCATTTTACGTTTCATATTTTGAAACGATTGACCCAAGTCTTACGTTTCTTCTGCTAACCGCGAAAAGTATGACAGATCGTCTTCGTCATCATCAGATGCCACTGGCTCTGGTGTAGGACTTTCCTTAAAGGAAGGTTTACTAAATGCAGGTGGCGCTGCGGGCGGTGCTTCGCGCACGTCATAGTCTGCATTAGTAGATGGGGCGGTTACACCTAAAACACGATCAAGCCGTTCCTTGATTTGCTCATACGTTTTAAAGTTAGTAGGATTAACAAACTCTTCGAGGGAGTGTTGTTGTCCATAGATAGACTCAAG